AGTTGAATATGTATTTCAAACGTTAGAAGATATTTCCGCAACCGATGATGGTAACGGTCTTTATCTCTTTACAAACGTTGACGCTAAACAAAATATCACAATCCACGAAGGAATTGCTAGAACAAAGACTTTCATTGCGTTGGATGCAACCGAAAATGCAAACTATATTATACCAGACGACTCATTAGACTTAGACACAGTTGTTGTTCGTGTATACGAAACCTCTACTTCATCTAGTTTTCAAACATATACTAACATAGTTAATGCTACAAATATTAATGAAAACTCGACTCTCTTCATATTAAAAGAAGCGCCTAACGGTTTCTTTGAACTTTCTTTTGGTAATGGTAAAACATTAGGTCGTGCGCCAGCGGCTGGTAATAAAGTTACAGTTGACTATCTTGCAGTATCGGGTAATGATGCTGATACGGCTTCGACATTTGCTCCGCAAAGTAAGGTTACAGTAGAAGGTCAACAATTTAATATCAACGCAACAACGGTAACAAAGGCAGTTGGCGGCGGTGATAAAGAATCGATTGAGTCAATCCGTAAAAATGCACCATTCCAATATGCATCACAGAATCGTATGGTAACCGCAGTAGATTATTCTACATTGGTCTTGAGAAATTTCTCAACACTCATCAAAGATATCAAATCTTTCGGTGGTGAAGACGCACTAGAACCAGAATTCGGAACGGTCTTTTTGTCGGTTCTGTTCAATGATGATGTAGATGCGACAACGATACAATCAACAAAAGACGCAATTCAAGACCTTGCGAAACAGTTATCAGTTGCATCATTCAGTTTGAAATTTGATGACCCTGTAAAGACATTTATTGAGACAAGAGTATTCTTCCAGTTTAATCCAAACTTGACCACACTATCTCGTAACACAATTCAGGATAATGTAAATACAGTTATTGGAAACTATTTTGCGGCAAATACTGGCAAATTCAGTCAATCGTTTAGACGTTCAAATCTCTTAACATTAGTAGATGACATAAGTCCATCCATTCTCTCTTCTCGTGCAGATGTATTTTTCCAGAGAAGGTTCACTCCTACTTTGAATACTTTACAAGACCACAAATTAAGATATGCAGCAAACATCGCTGACCCTGATGACAAAGAACATATAATCACATCCTCTGCGTTTACGCTCAATAATAAAACCTGTATCTTACGCAATAAACTAGATTCATCAAAACTTGAAGTATTTAACACTATTGATAGAGAAGTTCTAGTTGACAATATTGGAAATTACAGTGATGACACTATAAGTATTGTCGGTCTCAAAGTTGATAGTTTTGTTGGTGCAAATCAATTTATCAAAGTAAGTGCAAAACCCGCAAACCAAAGTGCGATTACTCCATTCAGACAAGATATTATTGAATTTGATACTGATGAATCATTCTCTCGTATTGTAGATGTTGAGCCTGGAGTTACAAACTAATGGGTAAACAAAATGATACTTTAAGAGATTTGGGTAGAAGAGAACTTGTTTTTTCTGATAACAAGATTACTCAAGTTCTACCTGACTTCTTCAAGACAGAGTATCCAAAACTAATCACACTTCTTGAAGAGTATTACAAGTTTGAGGATGATGACGATGCTCCTTCTCGTCTCGCAGATGACTTGTTTTATTCCCGTGATATCACACAGACTGATTTAGACCTTCTCTCATATATTGAAGATGAACTTCTGTTGGGTCAGTCATACTTTGAAGGGTTTACTGATAAACGTGCTGCTGCAAAATATTCTAGCACATTATATCGTTCAAAGGGAACAAAGTATTCTATTCAACAGTTCTTTCGAACCTTCTTTGGTGTTGACCCAGATATTATTTACACAAAAGAACAAGTATTCAAGGTGGGAGAAACTGACTCTAAGATTGGGTTAGAATCACAGAAGTTCTTGACAGATGATAAATTGTTTCAGACATTTGCAATTCAGGTAAAGTCTGACATCTCATTTAACGAGTGGAGAGAACCATATAAATTATTCGTTCACCCTGCGGGTATGTTCATTGGTTCGGAGGTGCAGATTGTATCGAGTGTTACTGATGAATTGACTGCTCCTCTTGTTGTGCCTTCTGAAGCACCACCTATTGTGGTCGAGGCAACAGGATTATTTGACGATACAGGAGTAACAGATTTGACCTCTATTGTGGATGACCTAAATACAGATTCAGCAGGCGTATTCAGTCGCATCAATGCAGAATTGACAAATATGGAAGGGTTTGATTTACAAACTATCGAGACTATCAATAATCAATATTCATCGTTGCGTGAAGCGCAAATCGCATCTTCACCAACATTTGACGATTCAGATGAAGTTGGAACAAACGGTATGGACTTGTCAAACAACTTGTTCTTCGAGACTTTAGACCAAGACAAACACCAACATTTCAGTGCTGACTCTGACCAATACTTAAAAAGTTTCACTCTTTAACCGATAAACCTTATAAATAGTTAAAACAAACGGACTATAAAATGGCAAGACAAACATTAAACAGAGGCACTACAGCAAATGACGGAACGGGTGATACCCTCCGCACCGCTGCCCAGAAGATTAATGAGAATTTCCAAGAACTCTATCAGAGTATTGGTGGTGACTCTGCGGCTGCAATCGTAAGTCTATCAAATGTGGGTGTGGTCTTTGAAGGTCAGGTCGCAGACAGTCACGAAACATATATGGTCGCGGTAGAACCGACCACTGACAATTATGTGTATGTTCCTAACGATGGCGGGACACTTGTTCTTGACTCTTGCGCCCAGACTTTGACTAACAAGACTATTTTAAGTCCTTCGTTGACTACTCCTTCTATTAAAGACAATGACTCTAGTCATAGTTATAATGTTGTGGTTGGTAATTTATCTGCAAATCGTAATATCACTATTCCGTCACTGTCAACAAACGACACATTTGTGTTTGCAGATGCAACTCAGACTCTTAGTAACAAAACGATTAATGGGTTAAATGTTAACAATCCAGTAGTTGGTGGTATAGATGGTGGTTCAAAATTCTTTGATAGTTCAGATAACGAGTATTTACAATTCAACAAAACCTCAAATGCAGTCAATTTCATAACATTGACAAACTCTGCAACTAATACCGGCCCAACTATCGATGTTGATGGTGATGATACTAATGTTAGTCTTAATTTAAGTGCAAAGGGAACTGGTGGTATCACGTTTACAAATAAGATTGTATTTGAAAAGGGAACTGATGTAGCGTCCACCACTGCGGTCAACTTAAATCAACCTCTAACAGTGTTTAACTCTGGTAGTTTTATCAACCCTACTCTTGGTGATGGAACGATTCAGGCAGAGTCTAAATACTTCAGTAATATTGGAGCGGGTGAAGTTCATCTCACACCAGCGGGTGGTGCATCAAACATTCAGGGCGTAGATTCTGCTGCTGGATTTATTAAGTTTACTACAGGACAGGGGTGTCAACTAATATGGAATACAACAGCAAGTAAATGGTTTATTGTTGGAAACAACGGGACAACAACAGCGTAAGCGTAGGATAATAAAATGGCAATCGTAACAAACAGAATTAAAAAACAAGTCATATCAGATTTGTTGACAGATTTTGCTGATTCTTCTAGCAGATATTATGCAGCTATTGGTCGTTCAGAAGATTGGAATGACTCTGATGTTGCACCCACCGCTGTTAACAATCAGGTAGAAGATAGAAATTTCCGTCTTGGACTTCAATCGGTAAAAAATATTGTTGATACTTCTTTTGTTGTTCCTCGATATAACTGGTCATCGGGTGCAATTTATTCTGCATATGATGATAAACAAGTCGGGTATCCTACTCAAACATATTACGTTATGAATGACAATAACCAAATTTATATGTGTATTCAACAATCAAAAGATGCCTCTGGTAATGCACAGGTTTCTACAGTTCAACCAACAGGCGGCACAGACGGAACGCCATTTGATACCGCTGATGGTTATATCTGGAAGTTCCTATATTCTATCGGCGCGTTGGACGCTAACAAATTTATTTCTGCGAACTTTATTCCTATTAAATTAGTTGGAACAATTGACTCCGATTCCCCTTCTGCTGACATTGAACAAAAGACAGTTCAAAATAACGCAGTAGTTGGTCAGATTATTGGATATGCAATTGACTCTGGCGGCGCTGGATACTCTGGTGACCCAAACATCACAGTGAATGGAAATGGCACAAAAGCAAAAGCAGGCGCAACAGAGAATGGCGGTCAGGTAACTAAGGTAGAACTAATTGATAGTTCTGGTAATTATACATTTGGTTCAGGTTATGACTATGCAACCGTATCAGTTACGGGTGGTGGTTCACCGACCAAACCCGCAAAGATACGACCAATTTTAGCAACACCTCTTGGACTTGGTGGTGACCCTCGTGATGACCTTCGTTCCACCGCAGTCATGTTTAACAGTAAACCTAGTGGAACTGAAACTGGAGACTTCATTGTTGGTAACGATTTCCGTCAAGTAGGTCTTATCAGAAATATTCAAGATAGTTCTGGGTCTACTCTATTTACTGGGTCAACAGGTATTGCGTTAAAACAATTAAGACTTTCAAGTGTGACCACAGGGTTTACCGCAGACAATACTATTCAGGGTTCGACATCTAATATCAAAGCACTTATTGATAAAGTTGATTCTTCGAATATTTGGTATCACCAAACAGCGGCGACAGGATTTGGTAACTTTGATTCAGGTGAGAACATCACTGAAACCGATGGTAATGGTGCAGGCGTATTGAATGCTTCTTTTGCTCCATACATAAATCCTGAAGTAGATACTCTAACGGGTGATGTTCTATATATTGATAATCGCGCATCAGTTACTCGCGCAACTGACCAAACAGAAGATATAAAAATCGTAATTCAAATTTAAGGTAATACCGATGCCAAGAACGTTTACAGAAAATGTATTTTCATCCACATACAAGGATGATTTTAAGGATAGTGATAACTATCACCGTATCCTGTTTAATAGTGGTCGGGCGCTACAGGCGAGAGAACTTACCCAATCACAAACAATTATTCAGGAAGAGATTGGTAGATTTGGTCGCAACATCTTTAAGGATGGTGCATCGGTAAATCCTGGCGGCCCCACAATCAATACGAATTATGAGTTTGTAAAACTAAACACAAGCACTAATGCATTACCAGCTGGCGCAAATGCGCTTGAAGCAGATGGTGGTTTGATTGGTGTAGAATTTACTGGTGAAAATTCTAATGTTGTCGCACGAGTTCTTGAGGTTGTCGAGGCAGAGGGTTCTGACCCTGCAACACTTTATGTTCAGTATGTTAATACTGCGAGTGGTGGTGAGAATCCTATTCGTTATTCTTCGGGTGAAAATATAGCAGGCGGCGGTGAGACTCTAACTGTCCAATCAACTAATACCACAGCAAACCCTGCTGTTGGTCGCGGTTGTCAAATTTCTAATTCATCTGGTGACTTTTTTGTTCGTGGTCATTTTGTATTTGCAAAAGCACAAAGTTTAATTCTATCGAAATACTCGCGACTACCTTCAAAAGTTATTGGTTTCAAAGTAACGGAAGATATTATTACAACCAGTGATACAAATGAGTTGTTTGATAATCAGGGTGCGACACCAAACTTGTCCTCGCCTGGTGCTGACCGATACAGAATTCAACTTACTTTAACAACAAAAGACCAAGTTGCGAGTGATGAGAACTTTGTTTACTATTGTGATGTGGTCGAGGGTAATATCGTTGACCAAGTAAGCGGAACAGATGATTATAATAAAATTACCGAAGTATTAGCACAAAGAACTTCCGAAGAATCTGGTAATTATATCGTTACACCGTTTACGGTTGACTTCGATGATGCTGGAACAAACTTCATTGCAAATGTATCTTCTGGTGTTGCATACCTTAATGGATATCGCGTTGGTTCTGAAAAACCTACGAAGTTAACCATACCAAAACCTCGTGCAGAAATTGAACGCACAAATGAGGTTGTTGGTGTTAACTATGGTCAGTATTTTATATGTGATGTATTGGAAGGTAATCTCAATATAAACCAATTCCAAACTGTTGCACTTAAAGATGCAACAGGGTTTGGCGGCAACGGGCTCGGCACTGCAAGAGTTAGATATGTAGAAGAAGATGGGTCAAACTTCAAGATATACCTTTTCGATATTAACTTATTATTAGGTAAAGTTTTGCGTGATGTTAAATCATTCGGAACAGGCACAGCTGATTTTGCACAACCACTTTTGGAAAATGGTAAGGCAGTAATTAAGGAATCGAACAAAGTAAATCTTGTATTCTCTACACCAGACCCTCGTCCTAAAAGTATTACTGATGTAGACTTTGAAGTTCAACGTGTGTTCACTGGAACTTCTGACGATGGGACAATTGTTCATCAAAGTAGTATACCAACTGATAATGCTAGTGGAACTGTTCAACTTACATTGTCTGCTACAGGTGAGACATTTGCTAATACGGGTCAATTCATTGTGACTGTTGACTCTAGTGGTGATGTCGTTTCGTCTCCAACCATTGGTGCTGCGGGAACTCAAAGCGTTAATGTTAGTGGTTTACCAATTGGTTCAGCTGTTACAGTTTATGCAAAAGTTAATAAAGCACAACCATCAGTTCGGACAAAGACATTGGTTGAAACCACAAAAACTTTTACTGGCATATCTGAAGATAGTAATGGAAGTAAATATATCGACCTTCATGAAACTGATATCTTTGAAATCATTTCAATTAAAGATACGGATTCAGATGGCGCAGACCAATCAAGTAAATACTATCTTGACAATGGTCAGAGAGCAGGGTTTTACGCAAATGGTCGTTTGGTTCTTAATGGTGGTGCAACTGCACCTGGCGCTTCTGACGATACCTTCATAAGATTCAAACACTTTACCCACGGTGCAGGCGACTTTTTCTCTGTGAACTCTTATACTGGTCAGGTTGATTATGAAGATATCCCGTCCTTCGCAACAGGCCCGCGAGAATCAGTAAACTTGCGTGACGTAATCGACTTCCGTTCTTCGGTTGACTCTGATGGATTGTTTGTTGGTGGTGATGCTGCGGTCAATGAGATGCCTACAAATGGTGATATCTTTCAAGGGGATGTAACATATTATATGCCTCGTGCTGATAAGATTGTGATTACCAAAGACGGAGAACTGAAAAATATTCAAGGTGAGAATGGATTTGGTTCACAGATTCCCGACACCCCCGAAAACACTTTAGGTCTCTTTGAGTTAGAATTGAATGCATATGGTCTGCATGATTCGGATATTGCAACAAATGTCCTTAAAGCAAAAAGATTCACCATGGCCGATATTGGCAAACTAGAAAAACGTGTCGATAAACTTGAAGAAGTTACCTCGTTGTCATTACTGGAAGTCGGAACTGATGCTCTGTTGGTTTTGGACTCTGCGGGTAATCCAAGAACTAAGTCTGGTTTCTTTGTTGATAATTTCGCTGACAGAACTTTCTCAGACGTTCAAAGTCCAGAGTATCGTGCGGGTATTGACCCATCAACAGAAACTTTATCGCCTCAAAAGGTTGAGAAAAATGTTACACTACGATATGACTCTGCTGCATCATCGAATACTATTCTGAAGGGTGATACTGTATATCTGAACTATCAAGATGTAGAGGCAATCACACAAACACAGGTATCAGGAACAGAGAATGTAAACCCATTTGCTGTTATTACAGGTGAAGGCGAACTTACACTTTCTCCTGCTTCTGATGAATGGATTGATACAGAATATCGTCCCGCAAATGTAATCAACAAAACTGCAACAGAAACTTTGGCAGCGGTTAATGAGGGTAATCTTGCGGTAGGAACTGCTGCGAGAAGAGGTCTCGTTGCATTTTGGTGGGGTCGTTTTTTCTGGATACCACTTCTTGGATTTGGTCTCATTCCTAATGCTGGTATTTGGAATGGATGGAACGGAGTTGCTAACTGGAATAGAAACGGTGTAGTTCAAGGTTCTGTTGTAAGAAGAGGCAGAAATATTGTTAGAAGTTTCTCGCAACGTATCGTTGTAGGCGAAAGAACTGTGAGAAAAGAAGTTGGTGACCGCACAGTTTCACTAACATTCTTACCTTTCATTCGTGCTCGTAAAATCTTCTTCCACGCAGAGGGTCTCCGTCCAAATACGCAATACTTTGCATTCTTTGATGGAACACCTGTTGCAGACTATGTTCGCACTGAGACATCATTCGAAAGATTTGCATCTTCAGCTAATGGTGGTTGGAAATATGGTGACCGACATAAGTTAGCAGCAGAACACCCTGAAGGTAAATCAACTCTCACATCTGACTTGAATGGTGCTATTCGAGGTTCTTTCTTCATCCCAGCTCGTGAGGATTTGAGATTTAAGGCAGGCGAAAGAGAATTCAAACTTCTTGATATTAGTGTAAATAATGATGCAAATGCATTATCAATTGCATCTGCAATTTATACTGCACAAGGAACATTGGATACAAGACAGAAGACTATTACATCTACTCGTATCACAACGGTAAGAACTCGTAGATGGACAGAAACTCAACGTGTTCGTGGACGCGACCCTCTCGCACAATCCTTCCGTGTGACAGAACCAGATGGTATATTTGTAACCAAAGTTCAAACTTATTTTAAGAGTAAGGATGATGTTATTCCTATTCGTTTGGAAATCCGTCCAATGGTAAATGGTCAACCATCTGCAACAGACATCATTGCAAATGCAGTGAAGTTTCTGACGCCAAGTTCAGAAGTGAGTCTCCCTGCATCACAGACACAGGCAGCCGTTGTTGCTGCACCTACAACGTTCACATTCGATGAACCAGTCTTCTTAAATCCAGATACGGAATATGCAATTGTTCTGTTGGCAGAGTCAACAAAATATGAAGCGTATGTTGGAGAGACCTATGCATTTGAATTAGGTTCAACTGAAAATCGTATCTCTCGTCAACCTTCTATGGGTTCATTGTTCAAATCACAAAACGGAACGACATGGGAGCCTGACCAGACTAAAGACCTTGCATTCAAAATCTTTAAGGCAGAGTTCTCTACTGCTGGTGGTTTTGCTGTATTTGAAAATGTCGATATGCCTAAACAACTTCTTAAAGAAAATCCATTCCATGTTGAGAGCGGTGATGCAACTATTACTGCAATGATTGATGGACATGGTTTCCAAGTTGGTGACGATATTCATATCGAAGGTATTGATAGTGCAGATACAGTTAATGGTATCACTGGTGCAAATATTGTTGCCACAAGAGCTATTACTCACGCCGATGGTTATGGTATTAAATTTGAAGCAGGCGCTAATGCAACCTCATCAGGTCGTTTCGGTGGCACCAATGTTGCCGTTGACCAACAGATACAGTTTGATGAAGTTATTCCGATGTTCACTACACTGACCCCAGACAATACAAATCTGACATATAGTGCAAAGTTTACCACAGGTAAATCATGGGCGGGTTCAGAAACACGTTTCCAAAAAGATACAAGTTTTAATAGTGACATCGCAATACTTGACACAAATATATTTGATAGTCCAAAACTTATTGCTACTCCACAAAATGAAACTACAGAATTGGGTGCGGGGGTTCGTTCTACCACATTCAAGATTGATATGACAACAAATCGCGCCGATGTCTCACCAATCATCGATGCACAAAGAGCATCATTGATTTGTGTTGGAAACCAGATTGACAGACAAGCAAATAGCGCTTCATCAGGATTCAATGTTCCAATATCATATGTCACAGAAACCGAAGCATTTGGTGGTTCGTCTCTTGCGAAACATACCACTTCGGTTCAGACTCTTGCGGAAAGTGCTGTTGGTCTGAAAGTTCTACTTTCTGCACTAAGACCTTCAGCTGCTGATTTTGATGTATACTATAGGGTCGCAAGAGATGGAACAGACATCTTCCAAGAGGATTTTATACTTCAAGATAGAGAAACTGCGATTGCTCCAGATGGAGAAAACTTCCGTGAGTATCGATATCTGATTGGTAAACAGAATGGGGACATTGCTCCGTTCACTCAATATCAATTAAAAATTGTTATGACTTCAACAAACTCATCTCTAGTCCCAATCTTTAAGGACTTGAGAGTTATTGCAATGGCTGTATGATGAGTAATAAATATGTAATGGTTGATGGTTCTCCTAGTTATGCTCGTGATATGGAAACTGGCGGTATTATTAATATAAATAAAGAAGAAATCGAAGCGGCAAGAGAAGCAAAAAGAAAAAGAAAAAATAAGGAACAGGAGTTCCAAGACTTAAAGAATGAAGTTGGTGAAATAAAGGAACTCCTCAATAGACTGGTAGAGAAACTGTAATGGCAACAAATCCACCAACAATTACTAATATTACCGATACCTTCACCACACTGGTGACGAACTTAAATACCATATCATTGGATTTAGGTGCAACTGGACGGTTAAATACCAATCAGGATTCAAGCACTGTTGCTGCTATCAATGAGTTGGAACTTGCAATTCGTGGAACGTCTAATGATTTAGTCGCAACTGACTTATCAATGTTCACCGCAGACAACATCGTTTCTGCATTGGTTGAACTTGATGTAGACATTCACGGTGCGGGTGGAGGAA